TATTTTGTATTGATTAAGCAGTATCCGTGACCTGTGTATAACTCTGTGATCTTATTAACACGTAGCTTTCACTAACCTTGTAATTGATTTCGCATAATGATTTTCGGATTATGTTACAATTTGCAGTGCGGTATAATGGCGCAGCACCGCACAAAAATTTACACATAATCCGCCATTATGCGAAATTTTAAGTTATTGAATTTATGTCAAATATTACTTTAAAAGATATAACACCTATACACTTTCTAAATGCTGTTAGATTGCTAAAAGCTGATGATTATAGGGTTTATTGTACGTTAGATACGATAGAGATCATATTTGAAACTAAACGATTTTACACACTTGAAGAAACTCAAGAGCGTTTTGATCTTTGCGACCATTTAGCTGCATTTTTAAAAGAGTTGAAGAACTCTACTGTGCCAATAGATAAAAATGAATTTATCAATGCATTTAGTCCTGTGGCAACAGGAAAATTTTATATAAGAAAATAACCGGCAATTTGCCGGTTATTTTTTATTCTTTACCTGCGGTAGCAATCAATGTTGTATACAAATAAGTTCCATTACTAAATGTTGCTATTGAGGTTGATACTCTAATATCAAAAACTATATTTCCGCCCGCTCTTTGGGTGAGTGATATAAGATCTTTAACACCATCACTAAAAAATCTATCATTACTAACAAGAGATTGCCCGAACGTTTTTTTATCTATTTGATAACTATAGGTTGTTTGCACAACATCCAGTATATTAATATCTTTAATATTAACAGGTGTACCTGTAATGACTTTAACATTCATTTTTGTCTCCTTATGATTTGTTGAAAAATCGCTATAAAAGTTCGGGAGTTCTGTAACACCCGAACTTTACCGCAATATTCTGCGGTATTTATTGTTTTTGTTTTTCATTGTGTTCAATATATGCGACCGCATCTTTCGCAAAATGATCAACTAAAACATTCATTACTTCAGTCCATTTTACTGGTCGTCCAATTTTCATGCCTACTTCCATGGCTAAGCGTTCGACTTTAATTTTCTTGTCTAATTTGATGTTAAAGCTAGCTGTAGTTTTCATGTTGGATTCTCTCTTTTCTGAACATGTATAGATGTCGTAACACTTAAATATTTTAATATTTTAATATTTTAATATTTTAATATTTGTAGTATAAACTTTTTTACCTAATATTCATTTTACCTATTTACCTTTTAAGGTGAAAGTGATATAAATATCTAAAATACTTTTTTAGGTAAATAGGTAGCTAAAGTGTCTTTATTTATTGACTGGTTAGAGATAGAGCAGGATTTTGGGGTAGAAATCCCTGAAGATGTTTTGCTTTCTATTTATGGTCAATATTTAATGGTCGTTACTGAAGGCGGCGAAATTAAAAAAAGTAGAGTAACAGGAAAGTATCATCATAAAGGCAGCTATTGTGATGAGGTTAGTATTAAAATTTCAGGTTCTGTTATTCGTATGGCAGGAAACCCAAGTAGATGGGGTCGAGTAGAAAATGTTTTTGGTTTTGATACTGTAGATAGTTGCGTTTCCTGTTTCAATTCAATTCTTTCCTCTCTTAAATTACCAATCTTTACTCGTTGCACTGAAATTTTTTATCGCCAAGGCGAAGATGGCTCTAAGGTCTCAAAATTTTCTAATGGAGCAATCATTAAACGTTTAGATATTACTACCAATAAAGCGGTTGGTAAGGGTAATGAGCGTACATTTCTAAAAGCCTTATCGCAGATGCGTTATAGAAATTCTATTGGCAGACTTCATACAAATGGTTGCACCACAGATTGGCTTAGTGAAAAAGGAAATGCCAATTTAATTTATCCAAGCTGTTATATAAAACACGAAGAAATGCGAGTTCATTCTTATGACAAGATTAAGCGTAAATTTGGTGAAGAATCAAAAGAGTTTAGATATTACAGAAGTGTTTATGAGTATTGCAGAGAAAATGGGGTAGTCCGTTTTGAGCAAAAATTAAAATCAAGATATTTGCAGCGTGAAAATTTATGTTATTGGGGAATTAGTGATTTTTCAGTATTAGAAAACTTACAGAAGGAATTTACTGACATGTATAAAAAGCTAAATGTAAGTCAATATGATTTAGAAACCATTGCTGAACAATTAGTTTCTCAAGGGATTGTTGATACATTGAGAAAAGCAACAACTTCAGCATATTACGCAATGTTATGGGCTAGTGGCAAAGAGTTAGGCCTAAAATCTCGTCAATATGAAACTCATAGAGCAAGATTAAGAAAAATAGGTATTGATATTGCTAATCCTTGCGATGTTGAGAAATTCCAAGCGGTTAGAGTTATCGCCTGTGAAAATATTATGGTTCGTCCATTTAAAGCCCCTGATTTTTATCAATTTCCAAGTAACGCTCCTCAGTTACGTTTTGTTGTTTAATAAATAAGTCTTTTCATCATTAATTAGGAGAAATCAATTATGCGTACCGGATTTTATATTGTAGGTATCTTAAAAGGTTATAAATCTTCATCTTTCACTAATAGAGAGACTGGAGAAGTAAAAGATCGTCATAACATGGGGGTTCAATTACAAGAGCCTGATGGTTATGGCGGCTATAACACGTCAATTCAAGAAATCAAGATTGATGATCGTTCTATGAATGATGTGTTAAGAAATACGATTAATCGCTTAAAGGATAAAACGGTAATGGTGCTTGTTTATCCTCGTGAATGGGCTATGGAAAATGGCCGTAAAGGTATCACTTACAACTTTGATGAAAGTTCAATCATAGAAGAATTGAAATAATGCGTGAATTTATAGAAATGGTAGGAGCGAGTTTTATTGGTTGTAGTCTTGCTCTAACAATTTTTTATTTATTGGTATTTCATTTATGAGTAATGAAATCGAGATTACAACGAAGTTATGTCAATCTCAATCAGGCATTAGTTGTAATGACGTAGTTTTGAAAATACCACAGACAGAGGCCGTCAAACTTCAATCTGTGGCATTTTCAGGTAATGAAAATCAAAACTTTTCGGCACAGGATTTTATTCATCATGTCGATAGTTTTGGCTTTTCATTTGGTCTGGTGCTTATTTTTTATTTGATAGCTAAATCTGTTGGTTCAGTTTTAGCTATTTTTAGATAAGCACCTAATTCTAACTCAGTACAAGGAGTTTATTATGTCAAATCTTAAAAAATATCTTGTTTCAGCAGTTGTTTTGGGTTCTTCATTAAGTGCTTTTGCTCAAGGTGAAGCAGCTCAAAAGGTACAAATTGATGTAAATAGTATGCTTGGGCAAGTGGACTTTTCTACTGTAGTAGCAGGTATTCTTGCTGCCGGTGGGGTTCTTCTTGGTCCTCGAATTGCGAAAATGGGTATTCGATTTATTTTAGGTTTATTTGGCCGTTAGGGAAAAAGGAGGGTTCCCCCTCCTTTTTTATTTATTAATCAATGATAAAGGGCTAGGTAATGTTTTTATGGGATTTAATATACTTTTTCCTTGGAATAGTTTGCGGATTGGTCGTAGTGCTTGGGTTGAACAATTTATAGTTATTGTATTTTTTGCATTTTTTTGTGGCTTATCATTTTCTGCTGACAGACCTTTTACAACTGAAAATAAAACTAAAGTAATTGTGAAAGACTTGCTTGAGAGATCATATAACAGAACGTATAACTTACCTGCTGTTATTCCTAATTCTGGTGCATCTACAATGCAAGAAGTACGTAGAGCAAATGTTTTACGTAGTATTGCTAAAAAAGCGACTAGAGCATCCGGAGCTTTATATTCTAAACATCCTATTACGGGTTTAGCGGTTACTTTTGGTTTGGGATATTTTACTGACGAATTGATTGATAGTGCTTTTCAGAAATTTACTTCTGCCTCTCAAGATTCATTAGGTTTTTATGTTATGGCGAAAGATCCTAAAACAGGCCGGTTAGAGAAAGTTTATTTAGAGGAAGAGCCATCTTTATTTAATCCGGCATTTGTAAATCTTCAAGATAATATAGTTTTTACTTATGAAGATGCCTATGGAACTTGTCAAACATCTTCCTATGATGAAACGTTGAATTGTGCAATTAATAAAAATTTTGAGCGAAAGATGGAAAATGCTCCGTCTAGTTCAGTTTTATCCGATTTTCAGGTCATTTCTAAAGAAAAGTCTCCAATTTATGCAGATGGTTTGTTTGTTAATTATAGTTACAAACAATGTGTAAAAAATTCATCTAATTGCTTTACTCAAAAATCTTCTTTTACAGTTAGGGTTATAAAAAAAGAACAAAGATCACCATCGGCAAAAGCTCAAGTAGTTTGGGGAGGAAACGTTGTTCCAGATGATAAGGTTGTTTTACAAGATGATGCTCAAATATCTACTTTTGCTAAAAATGCAGTTTCGTTAAACAGTGATGAATTTACAGATGAAGAAAGAAAAGTGATTTCTAATATTCAACCTAGTGATGTTAGAAAATATTTTACAGATCCATCTTTAAAAGCTAAGGATTTAAGTAGTTTTAGATATTCAGATGATATGTTTGATGATGTTGTTAGCTCTAGTAATCCTAAACCTAAAGAGGGTGAAAAAGAGTCTGATTCTACTTCTATATCAAAAAGAGTTGATTTTTCTTCTCCGGCTGTTGATATGCCTGATATTAATCCTCCTACAGCACTTCAAATACTGGAGCCATTTAATGAATTTTTCCCTTCTTTAAAAGATTTTAATATTTCCGAAAGAGAAATACAGTGTCCAGTTTGGAGTGGGCATATTCCGTATTTAGAGGCCAATGTAACTTTAGATAGACATTGCGATTATGTAGAAAGGAATAAAGGCATCATATCATCTTTGATGTTATTGATTTGGGGAATTGTTTCTTTAAGAGTTTTATTGAGTGCTTAGGGAGGGCGGTTTTATGTATGGAGTTATATTTGCTGCATTATCTTCTTTAATGCAATTTTTGGTTAGAGGTGTGATTGCAAAATTTTTTGTATTTTTTGCATTGTTTTATATTACGACCGAATTTATTCCTGTAATTATAGAGTTGTTTTTACCTAAGAATATTCCAAACATAAAGGATTTATTTAATGCGTTGCCGGATTCAATTCTTTATTTTTTATACATTTTAAAAGTTCCTACAGGTATAAGCCTTTTCATTTCTGCTTTACTGTCTCGTTTTATCATTCGCAGAATTCCTGTTATTGGATAGGGGGTGATTTATGGCTATTTCTGCTTATGTAGGGTTACCCGGGCATGGTAAATCTTATGAGGTGGTTAAATCCGTCATTATTCCTGCCATCTCATCGGGGCGCAGAGTTGTATCAAACATTTACGGATTAAATAAACAATTAATAGAAGAGTATTGTTTATCGAAAGATAAGAAATTGTCACCTGAGAATTTGGGCGAGTTAGTAGTTGTAGATAATGACGCTTGTTTAAGTGAGAATTTTTATCCTTATAAAAATGCGATAGATAACGGTATTGAAACCTTCTGTAAAGCAGGGGATTTAATTGTTATTGATGAGGCTTGGCGCTTTTTCCCTAGAAAAGAAAAAATCAAAGACAATCATTTTTCATTTTTATCTGAACATCGACATTTTACTGATGATAATGGTGTTTCTTGTGATTTTGTCATTCTTAATCAAGATTTAACTAATTTACAAAAAGAACTTGTTGAGCGTATTGAAACCACGTTCAAGATGACAAAACTTGTCGCAGCAGGTTTGAAAAGTCGTTATAGAATAGATGTTTTTTCAGGTAATAAATGCTGGAAAACATCAAGGACTTCAACTTATCAAGAAAAATATGATAAAGCTATTTTTCCACTTTATAAAAGTTATGAAACGGAAAATGGACGAGAACTAGTTACGGATAAGAGACAGAACGCATTAAACAAATCTAGCATTAAGTATTTTGCTGTTCTTTTTGTGCTTATTTTTGGTTTTTCAGTATATAAATTGATTAATTTTTTTCATCCAAATGATGTGAACGATAGTAAACCGGAACAAACAATACAAGAAAATAGTGAATTAAATTCAGTATCAGAATCTAGCAATCAGTTGCCTATTCAAATAGTACCGCCTTTATCTACTCAATGGAGAATAACAGGGGAGTTACAGAAGTCTGGAAAAAGTTTTGTGATTTTGGCGGATAACCAAGGAAATTTACGTTTAGAACCCCGTTCAAGCTTTAATTTTACAGGTCGGATGCTAGAGGGGATTATTGATAATCAACGAGTAAATTATTATTCAGGAGTAAAACAATGAGATTACAACGTAACATTTTATTTTTCTTATTTATGTTTGTTTTTGGTTATGCTCAAGCGAAAAATATTAATTTCAAATTGGAGGCTGTGCCATTACCTAAAGCTGTAGGAATGATTTATGACGAAGTTTTAGAAAAGCCTTATATGTTAGATCCCAAACTGGCCGCAGATACACGTTTGATTAGCTTTCATACAACTGAAAATCAAGATTTTGGCCAATTTATTACACGATATTTTGAAAATATGAATATTAAGGTTTACGAGAAAGGAGGAGTTGTCTATCTCGCTCATGTTGAGCCTAAGCCCGTAAAAATTATCAAGAAAAGCTTTGTTTATAATCCTATTCATCGTGATACAGAATATCTAGCCCAATTTCTTCAAGGAGAAGGTCAAGTATCAGCCAGTGGTGATAAGCTTGTTTATTATGGAACAGTTGAAGATATTTCAAGAATTAAATCTGTTTTACAGTCTGTTGATACGCCAAGTCGTGAAGTTGTTGTGACAGGTTATGTTTTTGAAGTACAAGATGTGGCAAAAGAAGGAAGTGGCATTAATCTTTTGGCAAAATTACTTTCAGGAAAGCTAGGCATTAATATTGGATATAAACAAAATTACGAAAACTTTATTACGGTTAATGCCGGTAATCTAGATGCAATGATTGAGTTATTTCGTACTGACGAGCGTTTTCAGGTCGTGAGCAGTCCAACTTTACGTGTAAAATCAGGCTCAAAGGGCAATTTTTCGGTAGGTTCTGATGTTCCTGTATTGTCTAACGTGACTTATCAAGATGGCCGCCCAGTTCAGTCTATTGAATATCGATCTTCTGGTGTGATTTTTGATATTCAACCAACTATAAAAAGTAATGCGATTGATTTAAAAATCAATCAGCAGCTCTCTAACTTTGTAAAAACAGATACTGGAGTAAATCAATCTCCAACACTGATTAAACGTGACATAGTAACTGATGTAACGGTTAAAAGCGGTGATGTGATTGTTTTAGGTGGATTAGCTGAAAATAAAATTACAGAAGGTGAAACTGGTTTTTCTTTCTTGCCTAAAGGTATTTTAACAGGGAAGTCAAAATCTAATACGAAAACTGATATAGTTATCTTGTTACAAGTGAAGATGATTTAAAAGTAAAAGCCGCAAAGGGTAAAGGCGTTACACGCCTGCGCTTTGTGGCTTTTACGATACAACTTAACTATAGGAGAATTGATATGTCAGAATCAGTGATGATAGATATAAATCTTATTAGATTTTCACCATTTATATATGGTTTATCAAGAGATGAATATAAAGATAAACTTATGGAAAATGGTAGGTTTACTCCTGAGATTATAGAGAAGGAATTATCAATATATGATTATATTGATGAAGGCTATTCTAATCTCTTAAAACAAGCTAGAGAAAAGGGTGTATTATTTGAATTGGTTATGGACATATGCGAATTTTTTAAGGGTTTGAATATTGTTTTAGGTGAAACTGATGAGGGGACTATAATGCTGATATCTAAGCGTTTAGATAGAATTGAAAAAGAAGAAGAAAATCGGATTAAAAATGAAAAGTTGCGTAAGAAACAGAAAAAGATGAAAAGGAAACTTAAGGCAAAAAATAGACAGAAATAGCTTTCCTGATAAATTGGGGTGTCGGGGGAAAATGCAGTGCATTTTCTCCTGACGTAAGGGGCAGCGGCTGCAGCCCCGTAAACCCTGCTCAATGTGTTTTGAAAAAATGAATATGTTGCGCGTTCCATTCTTAAAAAAATCACAAAATTAAAATCGCCCCCTGTTAAAAATTTATTATTTAAAACATCCTCAAAAAGTTAATGTGAAACGTTCAAAAGGCTTTGCATTTTCTTTACATTTCTATTGTATAGTTCAATAACTTTTAAAAAACTCATGTTACAGTGCATGAAATTTCCATATTTTGTATTGATTAAGCAGTATCCGTGACCTGTGTATAACTCTGTGATCTTATTAACACGTAGCTTTCACTAACCTTGTAATTGATTTCGCATAATG